CCATAACGTCCCCTCCTTATGCTACGTTATACTTGGCATTGACAACCGCTTCTGGCCGAAGAATTTTACGACCATAGAGGTGCATACCACGCACGATATCAGCAAAGCTATCAGGATCACGATACGATTCCGTTTTCGTGATCTGGCTTGCGGTGGCAATAGCGGAAGCATGACCCGCAACAATAATACCATAGTTAGAGTTCTGGTTAGCAGTACCACTTGTACCGGGACCAGTACCTACTGAAGGTAGATTGTTGGAAACATACACCCTAAAGCCATAATAGTTGTTTAGAGCCAGCCCATTTCTAAGCGCACCAGATTCACCGAAGTCTGAATTTAGAAAACGTGAGTCTTCGTCCATTAGAACTTCCATGAAGTGAGGCGATATAACAAGCCAACGACCGTCTTTGTCCACAAACTGCGTGTCCAACAAACGACCCATTCTAGCCACAACCATATTTGGAGATGCCGTAGCAGTCGGAAGAGCACTAGCACCGGGAAGACGGGGGGCAAGCGGAATTGAATGCGTACCCGCCGAAGTCGTGGTGATGCTACCAAAATCACCCTTCTTCAACTGCATTGCAGAAAGCAACTCATTTGAACCAGCAGTCGAAACAGCCTTGCTTCCAGATACCGTAGTATTAGCGGTACTGGCTACAGAGCTAAGTGAAGACTGGGCAAAACCTGAAAGGTAACCCAAAACTTCCATGTCATACTGATCTTTCAAGCGATAACCTGCACGATCAGATGCCATCGACTGAAAATTCACATGAGAATGTGCTTCTTCAATGTCATCTACCTTGAAAGCAAAGTAATTTGACTTGTCTACGACAAGGCTAAAATCTTCGTCATCAAGGTCTTGTGGAGTAACTTGCAAACCACGGGCATATTCTTTGACCGTGATCTCTGGCTCTTTAATGATTCGGACAGTATCGCCAAAGTTAGCGATTTCACCAAAGTAATCATTATTGGTGATGTCCTCAACAACAGACGACTTACGGAAAGCAAGTTGAGTCTGTTTAGAGTAAATTACAGGGCTAAAATTGCCATTAGGCAAACTGTTATACCCTGCAGCACGAGTAAAAGCCATTTTATCTCTCCTTTTTCTCGTATCAAGTGGGCAACAAGGCCCACAAGCATAACACAGAATATGTCATACTTCAGGACATAACTTCGTAGGGCCAGTAAATTAGGGGTGGGATAAATAGGGGATCAGCCTACCATCGGCCTTTTTACAGGGTTACTAAAAAGTTTTACTATATAAATTAGGGTTGCATATAAATGGGCCTAATTTTAATCACATACCATTTTAACTAAAACTTATCTTTTGTCAAGTAAAAAATTGATTTATCTCGCATTTCCACTTATATCGTAGATAAAATCTCCAGATCGAAGAGAGTCCATAATGCTTTCTGAATTTTTTTCATATTCATCGGCAGACATTGCTTCAACTACAGACTCTTTCCACTTCTTACTATCACCACTTGTTTCAGGCAATGATTTTTGAGATTTTGTATCTACTAAAGATGCAGCAGATTTATTGGATTTAGAGGGCTTTTTCTTGGTTTCTTCCTCTATTCCACGATCACCTTTGTAAAGATCAATTGCTCTTGCGGCTGATCTAGCATCTGTTTCATTCTCATAAAGAGCGTCCTGTACCCATTTTGGTTGTTCCTCTGCCCACTCATGAAAATCATCACTTGATCTAATGTCATCAAAGTCAGGATGAAAAGATAATAGTTCAGCTTCCGCTTTTTCTCTTTTAGCAGAAGATTGTAAGTCATCAATTTCCGCTAATCTAGTTTCTATTTCCTTTGCCTGTTCTCTTGACTTTTTAATTGCAATTGTTTCAATTACAGCAGATACATCTGGATATTCTTTAGCCCATTCTTCAAGCTCTTCTTCAGATTTTGGAAGTTGAATCTGGGTTTTCGTTACTTCATCCAGTTGTTTCTGCAAGCTTATGATTTTTTCATCATGCTCTTGCTTTTGTTTTTGAGAATGTCTGCGTAAATCACCATATCGTTTCTTAAAAGTTTTCTCTTCAGGATCATCGGGTACTTCCCGTTCCTCATCTTCTTCTGCTACTTGTTGTTCTGTAGCTTCTAATTCTTCAGTTTGTTGTTTAATAAGCTCTTCAAGTTCTTTTTCTTCATCTTCTAAACTTTTACGATTAGCATACTTTTTGTCTACAATACCCATAACTTTCTTTACAGGTTCTACAGTTCCAATTGCATCTGCCATATTACTTCTCCTTTACTGGGGCCACCGTAGCCGTGTTATATACACAGGGGATGAGTAGCCAGCTAATTGGCATAAATTTAACGTGTCGCCAACCCACGATTACGAACTACTTTATTTTCGGCTCTTGTATTTAGACCGCCTAAAATTTCTTCGCCAATAACTTTTCGTAATACTCTTTCATAGGGAGTTCCTTTATTAGCTCTCATAATATCTCTTTCTTCATCAGATAAATTTGTAAAGCGTTCAAGCATTCCTGCATGTAATTGCCCCATGATTTCTTCTCTTATTGACATGATTTAAGCCTTCCTTAAACAATGTTTAATTACCAAACCTGATATATCTAATTCAAACCATTTTGTTTTTGTAGTGTAATTACTCTGATCATCATGATGATTTTTATGCCAGCCATCGCCAAAGGATAGTATATTCATCCACCAAACATTGACTGGTTCGTATGTATTTTTATTTTTATGATTGGCAAAGTTGGTTAAAATCTGAGCAAATACAGTTAAAGCAGATGGCATACAAAATCCCAACACTAACCCTGACAAACCAAATGTTAAACTTAAAAATAAACAGTATGCTATAATTATTAAATAATATAATTGGTGCGTTTTTATTAAAAATCTATTTCTTAATAACCTTCTTATATATTTAGAGCCTGATTCTACACTATAATCTAATTTAAGTAATTGTTGCGGCATTAAAATATGGTATTTAAATTTTTTAAAGAATCCTTTTTCGGCAGAATGTGGATCAAGTTCTGTATCTGAATGAGCATGATGTTGTCTGTGAATATTTACCCAACCTATACTAGAACCAGAACCAGATAAAATACCACATAAAGTACATAATTTTTCTAACCATTTGTATTTAAATGCAAAACTACCATGTGTCCAATATCTGTGGTATGTCACAGTAATGCCCAAACAATTCATCATAAAAAATAGGGATAATACTATAGCCAAATTAGGCAAAGTCATACCTTGCACAGCTATAAATAATAAAGAAATTATAATGTTTAGTACATATGTAAGCTGTGTCTTAAAAATACTGGATTCAACAATCTTTATAGCTTTACTGAAATCCATCCAACTGTCCTATAAGTAGGTCTTAGTATATAATTAGAAATAATTTTAAATATCTTTTGTTTAGTATTAAGAGGTTTATTATTAACAATATCTCTATAATACTCTGTTAAAAATTTAGCTATGTATTTGGTGCCTTTATTTTTATTTACATATCGTGCTAGTATCGGCCCAAACATATCGTATGCTTTCATTAGATATGGATCATTTCTCCTTAAATCTATGCCATACTTTCTAAGAGATTTAAAATGTGGAGTTGTAATTAATCCTAAAGAATGTGTTGCAGTACATATATGTGTGCCGCCGGGACCGCCGGGATCACCGGGATCACCACCGCCATAGCCGCCGGGAGGACCGACGCCGCCGCCGACGGCACTTGCTGTCCCAGACACCCCCCTTGCCCCCATTGCCAAGCCACGAGCCGTGGGCTGAGCAGCCGGTGGAATGGAAAATTCATCTGATCTGAAACTTGCCCTTGTAACCGGGATCGCTTTTTTCACGGGTGCTATAGTCTTAGTTTGTCTAGACTTTTTATCCTTATCTTCTGCAAGTTGCATAGCCCTTAAATTACCTAAAACCTTAACAGCATTCTTAGCCGCGAGGTCCTGCTCATTACTGAATTTTACGTTAACTGCACTTTTATCTATAGAATTAATATTATTTTCACCTCTAATTGCACTTATAGTAGCTTGAATATTTGGCGTTGCATTGTTAAAGGAATTTACTGTTCCCGTTGCGGTCGAGATATTACTATCTGTTGTAAATCCTCCTGAGCTGTTATATGATCCACCTTCGCCTGCTGTACCTGCACCAGTTCCAAAACCTGCAAAAGGACTAAATAGAGTACTAGTTGGTGCGAAACCAAGCTCCGCATCAAATCCTAAGTTATATCCTATTACCTTTCCATACGTTGGCGAAGATTTATCATGGTCGGAGTAAAAATTCGCAGGATCAAAGTCTTCAAGGTTTGGGTCTATACCAAGGGATATAGCTTGATCAGCCTGAACGCCATCTACACCTAAGTTAGAATTTGTAACTGTAATCTTTAAACCTAGTGGAGTAGCAAGGCTATAAACAGCACCTTTAGCATAGTTACCTACGCCATGTGTGTTTGTAATATCATTATTAGCAAAAGCAAAATTCTGGGCATATGCCATAGTAGGTTGTGCTTTATTTTTTGCCATTCCCATAAGTGCACCAACTGCTGGACCAAGTACAGGTATACTACTAGTTAGAAGACCTTTTCCTATAGTGGCAAGGCCGCTCTCTTGTTCAATACCATGTGCTGCTAATGCAGCATTCATTCCCGCTTCAGCGGCTGAATCATAATCGCTATATGATATATCGGAAATACTACTTGCAGCAGTACCCATCATGCCTGTATCTGGACCTACTTGCCCAAATTCTCCTATACCCGAAGGATCAAAACCATCAGGACCAGTTGGTCTGGGTTCACGTTGTTGTGTAATAGTAGCAGCTTGTTTTGGCTCTTGCCGTGGTGCACCAAAACCCAAATCTGCTTGACTTGCTTTAGTATACCCCGGAGGAATGCCCCCTTGAACTTTCCCACCAACAGTAGTTAAATATACAATATTTCCCTGTGCATCTTTATAGGCTTCAACTTTATATCCTCCGGGCTGTCCTGCTGCAGAACCTTGAAGAGCTAAATACTGAGATTGCTTACTAAATCCTTGTCCGGGGGTTGTGCCCCAAACATCTGAATACTTAGTGCCTGCAGGAGCTATGACAGCGCCAGAAGGAAGTTGATCTCGCGTAAAAACCTGTTGAGTTGTCATAGTTCCCGGTGGACCTTGATATCTATAGTATCCACCTCCCGTTTCTACATAATACCCTTGTTGGTATTGCGTTAATAACGGTGCTGCAGGCTGTTGAATAGCAGGACCAGTAATGGGTACAGGCTGTGTACTAATAGGTCGTATAGGTTGAACTGGAGGAGGAGCAAGGGGAGGAGCAGTAGTAGCCTGTTGAGTAGGACTATAAATAGGTACAGTAGCAAGACCACCTGTTTGAAATTCTTGCCGCTGTTCTGGTTGTTGTTGTTGTTGCTGCAGTACTAATTGGAATGCTTCTTTTTCTGATACAGATAAATTTTCCATTCCTTCTGTTTCTTGTGCAAGACGCACAGGTCTTGCAGGCTGAACAGAGCGTGTTCGTTGTTGATCTAATGGTTCACCAGTATCGCTAATCATCATACCGCCTGCTTGAAATTTAACATCACTCATTGGCTCACCTGTATCACTCATAACTTGTTCTGCACCTGCTTCTTGTGGAGGCATTCCTTCTTCTTCCATACTAGGCAATGGGGTTTCCTCTGGCATTGTTTGTTCATCGGGATTGCCTACAAGACCCATATCTTGCATTTGATCTAATCCTTGTTTTGCTTTTTGCATAGACTCTACATAAAAATCTAAACCATGATATCGTACAGCATAATCTGGTATTACAAATTCACCGGGACTAATAGATGCAGTCTGGTCATCACGAACACCTTCTGCAGTGGCACCTACAGGTATTTCATTGCCACTTACAGGATCAGTATCCGTAGGTTCTGATACAAGACCGGCAAGTTCCATTTGTGCGCCTGTATCATCGTACAGTTCTTCTCTAATCGCCATTTTTGTTCCACCTTTTTAATTTAGCCAATTGAATTTGCCTCATCTCTCAATTGTTTTAACTTACGCAAAATACCTATAGCTCCTTGTGCTCTGTGTATTTGTACCGTATCTGTATTTTGTTCTAAACTTGCTTGCTGTTGTACAATAGTCCAATCAATATAGTTACTGAAGGCGTCCCATTGACGCTTGTTGTTGACCATTACCTTGAGCTTGCTGAGTAGGCTGTGGTTGTGGTTGTTGTGGTTGTTGTTCTGTTCCACTAAATTGATCCTCCATAGGTGTAGCTGCTGCTCCTACGCCAATATTACCTGCACCGCCACCTTGCAAATCATTTGGGTTTAAGCCCGGAGCTTGTGGCTGTTGTGGCGTACCCGGAGGTGGTGTAGGCTGCTGTTGCTGAAGAATTTTAGCTTGACGCATTGCCTCTTCAGGAGTATTACAAACTTTCTCTGGATCAAGTCCCATTGAATTTGCAATCTCGCGAATAATAGAAGTAAACTTAGCAAACGGGGCAAGCGCAGGATTAGATACAACCTGCAAGAATTGCAACAGTCTTTGGCTACGAACTTCATTAGCCATAAGACTTTCTGTTCCTCTAGCTTTAATTTCAAGGTCACCCTTAATATCTGCATCAAAATTAAATTGCATATTAAAGCCAAAGAAAGATTCTCCTAATGGGCGCAAAAGATAATCATCAAAATTCTTGACTACTGTCTTAATACTGCCAGCAGCAGCACCCATTAACATAGAAATACCTGCCGCTGTTCTGCCTGTACCTGCTACACCTGTTTGACCATGTGCAAAACTAGGAAGACCCGTAGCTTCATCAGAAAGCTGACGGGCCTTGTCAAACAATTGCATATTCTCATTACTTACGTTTGGAAACTTTGTTCCAAATATAGCTTGGCCGGGAGCACCACCCTGCCGCCTGAAAACTTTACCCGGATAAACCTGTAAGTCTTGGCCCGGAACAAGATTTGTTTCATCTACTTCAATAAGTAGATTACCACTAAGCACAGCATTATCTACTGCCATTCTCATGAAGCCATTCATAAGGGTCTGCGTATCATCCATGTTCTCTGCCAAACCAATACCAAAGAAACTATAGGGGTTGAGTTCATAGGGTACAGCATAGTAGGGAATACGCGCAGGCTTAAACGGATTGATAACTAATCTTAAAATATAATTATTACATACCCAACAATTAACTTGTAACTGTTCAGAATTTTTAAATTCTTTTGGTAGATCAATACCATATTCTTTAGCAATGTCCGCATCCATCAATCCCCAATACTCAAGGACTTGATATCTTTCGGGATGATCATTCAAATAGTAATCTTTTAAATCATCTTCCCAATACTCACTCGTATAAACTTCGCCCATATCTATACAACGATCAATGGCTTCTTTACGGAAATACGGACGATCTTTAAGTTCTCTTAACTGTGATCTGGACAATTTATGCCGCTCAATAATATAGGTAGCATCATCCATATTACTGGCATCTGGATCAGGATACAAATCCCAGCAAGATACATGCTTTACTTGTGGAACAGTTTTAATCGTAGGATTATATTCTCCTTCATCACTCCAATTTGCATATTCTTTATCTACAGCAAACGGTCCTTTAATAATTCCTGTTCCAAATAACGAACATTCAAATGTAGCAGACCTAAGATGTTTACTAGCACCAGACTCTTCAAGCTGATCCATTATTTGCTTTTCCATCTTCTTTGCAGCTACCATAGCAGGATGGAAAGTCACAGCAGATGGCGTAAGACCTTCACCTTCTACTAGTCCTTCAACTTCAGAAAGCTTTTCTTCTAAGGGTCCAAGATTAAGTTTCTTTTCCTGTAGACTAGCAAGTGTCTCACCTGCCTCTAGGTCTTGACCATCACCGGGAAAACCATATGGACTCTGTTCTTCTTGTTCTTCTGCCTGTTCAGGAGGAACATTAGGATCAAAATGTACTGCTTCCGTTACACCTTCCGGTAAAGTTGTAGGTTCAATGCTAATAGGAAATTTTTGTCTGGCAAATAGTACGTCAGTAATTTGCCCGTAGGCTGCAAGAACTTTGGTTTTAGTAACTTTTATAAATACACGAGAACGCTCTGCTTCTGTGAATTGTACATCGGGTCCATATAGACCCCTATAGTTACGATATGATTGCAACCATCGTTCTTCGTCAAATCTACGCCAATCTTTAGACCTTTTAAAACGATCTTCAATAAAAGAAATTAAAGAAGAAAGTTCAATATCATCTGTTTTCTCATCTAAAGCTAAAGGATTTACGTCTTCAAAATTTTCATCTGCCATATTTTAATATCCAAAGGTTGCATCAGATGGAATATACCTATCTGACATACTCTCTATAGTGAAATCAAATATTCCTTTTCGGGGCCTACTCATTACACCGTAACGTAATGCATCATATAAATGGTCTTCTGATTTGGTATTTACATCTTCAGGATTTTTAGGATCAAGAGGAATAGAAGGTAATTGAGAAACAAGATTAATACAACTATGAAAAACTACCATTCCGGGCGTGTTATCTTCATCTACATCTTCTTGAATTTGTAACCTTCTATGCACTTCGTTCTTACCTGCAATACGACTTCCTGCACTTCTATCACTAGGTCGCCATCTACATCCCTGTAATACCATCTGTTCTGCAAGACTTGGACCTGTATCTCCTCGTTTATGCCAACAAGAACTATCTAAAACCCCATAAAGAATTGTACCATCTTCTTCTTCCAAATGCAAGACTTTATTTGCTAAATCTTTAGCTAATACTTTTGATACATACAATTCTCTATAAACAATTAATTGACCATCTGGCGCAACGGCAAACCAAAGAACAGCACTATAAGAACCATAGCCATAATCACAGGCTCTAAATTTGGGCCAATTCTTCGGAATAGAAAATGGTTCAGTGACATGTATATTTCTATCAAATTCTGGAAATGCTGCACCTTCTGCTACGTCCCAATTACCTTCTAGAAGTCTTTTACGCTGACTTTCTGGCAACGATAAAAGCATTGTCTCATAATCTCCCGTCTTAGCGAGATATGGATTATCAAACAATTTAGCAGGAATAAATTTTCTTTGGAATAGTGGCTGGCCTTCTTTGGTATGTCCTTTCGGATATATTAAGGTATCACCACTTGCATCCGTAGCCCAAAATTGATGTCCTGCAGGGGCCGGATCAACAAAATATTTCTTTACCCATACATGTCCTGCACCACCGGGATTTGTCGTAGCTCTCATGTACACAGGTAATTCAGGTGCAGTAGACCTCAAACGAGAACGAAGATAATCCCACGCAAATCCTGTGGGCCATTGCGTAAGTTCGTCAAATCCTATCCAACAAAAGGACAACCCTTGATAGCGGAGTACGTCATCATCTCTATCTAGATATGACAGCCACAAACGTCCACCTGCAGGGGAGGTCCACTGCATCTTTCGTTCCGACCACTTTATGCCGGGAATAATCTTGGGGTATAGCTCCTGTGATTTCCAAACTAACTCCCTTAATTCTTCTGTGGTTCTACGCAAAAGTAGACCCGAAAATTGTGGGTGTGCCAAATAGCGCAGGGGGTCTGCCAACATGGCATAACTCTTTCCTCCTCCTGCCGCACCACCATATAATACTTCGCGTTCTGATGCCGCTAAAAAATCTGTCTGTGGTCCCTCATTAGGCTTAAACAGAACATTGTGTTTTTCTTCAAATGTTAATTCCCCAGTTTCCTCTATAATAGTTTCAGGCTCTGGCTTCGTCTCTTCCTTGTTTTTCTTTTTTCGCTCCTGTACGTTTGCTCTCAATTTCTTCAAGTTTTTCGAGGGCTTTTTGGTACTTTGTAAGCCATGTTTTATATGTAGCTGCTTTACTCTTCCGTTTCTTTTCGATTCGGATTCGCTTTCTGAGGCCAATATGGGAAATTTCTCGTCCTGTTCTGTCACTTAACCACCTTGAAACATCTCTATATGAGTACTCTTGTAAATACTCTTTTGCTAATTCAAGAGCTTCCAGTTCTTCAATAATAGGAACTAAAAGGTCTTGATCTTCTTCATGTAATTTATAACCAAAAGGAATTGTTCTACTTATTCTTGGTATCTCCAACCATTCACTGTCCTCTTTTAGCCCTACGGGATCAGGCATTTTAAAGTAGCCTACGTTTAACATTATTGTTTTTTTCTATTTCTTCGTGCAGGTACAACTCTTAAATTACTACGACTATTATTTCTTGGATTTCCATCTCTATGGTCAACGTGCATTCCATCTCCTTTTCTTACTTTTCCTCCTCGTTGCAAGCTTTTTCTATTTTTATTTCTTAATGCACGTTCAGTTTTCATACGAGGACTTTTATGGTATTTGGCATAATCTCCTTTTTTATATGCCATGAGCCGTATCCTTTGGCGGTAAAAGCATAATACCATTAGGTGTAGATACTTCCACCTTATCTGTTTTATGAATGCCAATACGATCTAGAAGTTCTTTGGCTGCATTTAATCTATGTTGATTTCCTAATTCAGATGGCCTCTCCAAAACATTTACCATAGCTCTAGCTGCCCGTGGAGCATTCATTGCCATGTATTCCTTGGTAAGTTCTAAAACCTCATCCTTGACAGAACGAAGAACTTCTGAAGCACCTGTAGTCTCACTATAACCAGCAAGACGTTTAGCTTTTGTATAATCGCCATCAGCTTCATCAAACAATACTTGAAGAAACGTCTGTTGTTTTGTTGTAAGTTCTCTCACTTGCGTAAGCTCCTATCACCAAACCACCAAGCTACTGCCGTTGTCGTTAAGAACATAATCTGATTTGATAATTCACGAACAATGGTGGGATCACTCTGCACACTGAAAAAGATATAACCAGAAAAGCCCAATAAACCAAAAGTAAGAACAGGACGTACAAATCTTAGTATAGAAGCTATAATGGGCGTAGCTATTCCATAGGAAGCATCATGAGCATATGAAGCTGTCTTAATATCTGAATCTGCCTGTACCTGTACAATAGCTTGCTCACTCTCAAGCTCATCTTTTCTTGCTGTAATTTGTAACTCCTGAAGCTGTAGCTCTTGATCAAACTCAAGTTTCATTTGTTTTAGTTCTTGTTTCTTTTCTAAAAATCGACCTACTGTTCCTATGGCACTACCAATAATACCTGTAGCACCACCAGTTAATACAGAAGCAATTATATCTAACATAGTATATCTCCCTTACCAGACCGCTGAAAATTTTCTATTATCTACATGTAAAAAACTATTGTAGTTTATTCCAAACCCTTTGAACCCCGCAAACTTTGCTGCTTCAATTAAGTCTTCTTTATTTAGTCCATGTAAAGAAATATCAAAAGCGGTAGAAGGAGTAGCTCTTGTAGCTCTATGTTGACTTCTAGGTGCGCCACCTACCTTTACATTATGTAATGGGCATCTTGCTGCACTATTGATAATTAGAGGTGCTTGCATTATATCCCGTGTCTTTTGTAGTTTATCTATAGCTTCCTTTTGAATAAATCTATTTCCACAACCACACTTACACATTAACTCTGTCCACAAAAAAGATACACTTGCGTATTTCATTCTTTGTCCACAGAGTTAATTTCACGCCTGTTAAGTTTATATCTCTGATAAAGCACTACAAGAGATAGTACACCTACGAGCGCAGCAATGATCATATTTAAATCACCGCCTATAATAAAATTCCAAATAGAAGTAAACAATCCTCCTCCTACACTTAAATCATCTATTGTCTCTGGTTTTAGGGTCATAGTACTAAATAACTGCGTCGTCTTTTAGACGATCCGTATCATACTTAAACATATCTAAAACAGGCTTAGATGTAGATTTCCTTAATTCGGCGGCTTGTATCATGTCTTGAGGTTCCACTCCAGTATTTTCACGTTGTCCAAACAGCATGGTTACATTTATTCTTTTGTTATCAAAACCGGGAAGAAAATTTACATCTGCCGTTTTATGAAACAAGTTGGAATCGAACATAACACACCGATTATATTTATAAGGTATATATACCGCATTAGAATTTTTTTCTTCTAAAAACTTTATTACTTCATTCTTATCGTCACCATTGTAACGAGTAAAGTCCCAGTCAGGAGGAGCACCCGTATCCCAAATCCACATACCTCCTGTCTTACCTACCTCTCTTTCTTCGTCATAGTCTTTATTAGCTTCAGTAGGTGTAATCCAAAAATTCACATTGACAGCAGCAAAGTCTGCATGTATATCAATGCCGGGACATTTGGACTCATACTTAAATGCCCACATCTGGGATAGATTTCTTTTATTTGTGTCATCAAATATCTTAGGTAAATACTTTACCATTTCATAAGACAGTGTAGATAGGGTTTGAGGAGAAAAGCCATTCTCTCTGAATGCACCTAAGTATCCTCTGCCATATATAGTATTCCAAAAAGGAAACTCCAAGCAATACTTTTTAAGTTTTTGCAAGGCTTCCAAATTCATGAAGTCATCTATAACTACAATATTTGGATTTGTCTTATAGTAATTCTCTTCTATTTCCTCAAAGGGTAATTTTAAATTAAGAGCACCCTCTGGATGGTCATGATGGGGAAGAATCAACCTGCCAGTATTCAATAGCCATAGAAGCTGCCCTATGTCATGTGCTTCTTTCATATGAAGCATATGTTCTTTAAAAGGCTGGTCGTTAGAATTATCTAAAGGACTATATTCTTTTTGTTTTTTATTTTTTGTCTTATTATCTTTTGATCTTCGCTGTTTTCTATTCATAAGGACTACGCCTTTTTGCGAGTTCTCCTAGCGGGGGATTTCTTTTTAACTGGACCTACAGCAATCATTACACCAATACCTTTGCCTTTGCCCTTACCTTTTTTATCTGATATATATTTGCCGCCATGCATACGGGCAGCAGCACGGGCATTCTTTTCACCTTCTTTGGTATACGGAAATTCAACTATTGGCATGGTATCTGTAGCTCCTATTATTTTTTTACAGGCAAACTCTTTCCTCGTACCTTTAACCAATTGGCAAATGTGTTATTGCGAGGGACTCCAAGATTATCCTTCACAGCACCTTTATGCGTAGGAGGTACATCGGCCCAAGAAGGTAATCCATGTGTTCTTGCCCATTGTTCTAATTTTTTTTGATCTCTTGCTTTTTGTGTCTCAAATTTTTTTCTATCTGCTTCCAAATCTGCAGCTACGTTTACACCTCCCGCATCAAATTTAGGGTAAAACATACCGCCTGTGCGATAGTCTGTGTGTCCCGCTTTTTTCTTTTTAGCAGGCATACTACTTTCTCCCACTTTTATAAAACATACCGCCTGTGCGGTGATCTGTGTGTCCTGTTTTTTTCTTAGCAGCAATCTGGCTTCTTTTCTTCTTTTCTGCGTCATAGACACGTTCGGCAGCTTTTCCAGCAATAGTTGCAAAGCCTGCCGCTTGTATGGCTTTTGCAGTTCTGGCAGACATAGGAGGTAGGTTATATCGTTTCTGCAGTGATTCTTTACCCTCCTTGGAAGCATGTTTCTTGATACTCATATCTATTTTCTTGACTAGCCTACCTTGTTTAGTTGCAGTGTCCGCTGCTTTAGTTCCAAGTTTAATAAGTACATGTCGCAATGCTGCTCCTGTACGTGCACCTGCTGCAGCAGCAGCAAAAATTCCATACATTAATGGTCCTACTGGCCCAGCCATATCACTTCTTCATTATCTTCAGATTATTTACAGAGCCACCTGCAGTATAAGCATGTTTCTTGCCCTTGTAAGCACCACCATGCATCATCTGTGGGCGTTTTTGTATAGGACCACCTTTATTCCTACTAGTTACAGGAGGGGTTGTTGCGCGAGTTGCTGGAACGGATTTTTCTATATCTTGCATTATTTTTTTAACCGCTGCTTTTACCTGTGCGTCTGTAAGTCCTGCTACAGTATTAGCACCAACACGCCCTTTGTCCACAATAAAATCACGCATCTGTGAAATTGTCATACTCGTATCTTGTGTTGTTTCAGCCATCACCTACTCTCCTTTATCTGAAGTACTACAGTCACAAGAACAATTTTCACAAGTGCACGAAGAATCCGCACAGTTACATTCCGGGTTAGTACAATTATCACAACCACATGCCATATTAATGTCTCCTTTTACTTAAATATTCCTGTATGTCTATGATCTTCTCTTCTGTTACCAGTTCTATGATCATATTGGTTATTTCTATTTCTTTTTTAATATACCGCATTCTACTTAGAAGTTGAGCAAGCTGTGCTTCATAGTACGTTAACTCACGTTCTTTGCGAAGCTTCTGCTCTAATATATCTGCCAGTATAATTATTCTGGACTCGCCATTTCCATTCTGCATACATACACATTATGCTTTTAGTCCATGACATCATGTAACCAATCAGATAATTTGCGAAGCCACGAATGTACCTTAGCTACAGGCCATATAATCCATTCAACTATCTTAACAGGTACAAGCATGACCCACTTCATAATCTTTTTCATCATATCATATTCTCCATAAAATTTATTTTCATATTCAAGAAGCCTGACATATAACATTCCTACCATATTCAATCCTTATTTTATTCTTGTAGATGTTCCGCTCTTACGAAGGTCTTTATGTCCATGTCGATAAGATGGCCCTACAAACATGCCCTTTGCACCTTTGCGCTTTTTAGATTTTGGTGTAGTTAATTCAGGACCAGTAACTTTTTTCATTCTAGCTTTCTTTTCAGCCTTTACTATACGATCTAAATACTCTTCGTCTGATGTATCTATGCCATCTTTTTTATATAAGTTTATAAGATAGTTTCTAAATTTTTCAGTTTTCTTACGATCCCCTTCAAAGACTTTACTACGATGAGAGGTATAAAAAGTTTTCATGTCCATGTATTTTCCAGTCTTCTTATTATAAAATTCTGCTGGAATAAGACCAACATCCCTATAAGCTTCTGTATCAATACGGTCTTTTGGTTTCGTTCTACTTGTTTTTTTCTTATCCGCCATCTTTACTTGTCCCCTTTACTTAGTTATTAATCCTTATTCCAGCCTTCTGCTTTCAGTGCATTGTAAACTTGTTCATAAGAAAAAATCTTGCCCGTTGCAGCCCGGATGGCCGCACGGACATAAACTACTTCATGATGTGGAAGGCGAATACGTTCTCCATAGTTCGCCATACTATGATACCATTTTTCTAAAGTCAAATCGTTATACCATTTTAAGGATTTTTTGTTCATTGTCAAGTAAAAAATTACACTAAATCATCTAAATATGGAGGTTTATAGTTCTCAGACTTCAAAACCTTGCCATCTTCACGATAAATAGGCTTGCCAGCAACATCTAGTTTGGACATATTAGAGTGATGGACACGATTAAAGGCAGTATCAAAGTCCCAACCATAAGTATCTGCCATGCCAATGCATACAACGACTACATCTACAAGTTCTTTAAGTACAGAAGCTGCATCTTTTGTATCTATAGCTTCTAAAGCCTCATTTACCTCTTCTTTTATAAGATTTTTACGCAATACAAGCAATTCAGCATCATCTATTGTGTTACCTTTGTATGTTCTGTTCTGTGGACAGTTGAATGCGTTATGGAAAATACTTAATTTTTCTGCTACAGATTGATATCGCATATATTTTACTCCTTATGCTACATATACTATGTTTAACTTTGCTTATGTTCTTTTAATATTGTCTATGTTTACATAGTCTATGTACATTATACTCAAAACAGTTACCCTTGTCAAGTAAAAAATGTAATATTTTATAAATTAAAAAATCATGGTATAGAAAACATGGTATTATGTCTCTCTATAACTAGGACCATTTCATATTTCTGTATCATTACTCAGACCTTTTCGCTATATGGATTACTGTGCTGACATACTCGACTTTATCAGTTGTAGATGTGGTTAACAACTCATTTTCCTGATCTGTTGTAACCCGTGTATACAATAACGTAACGGGGTGGGGTGGCCCACACCTCCGGGGCCTGTCGTGGCCGTGTGAAAATCTGCAGACTTATCACATTTTTGGCGCAATTCTGCCAGAATACTAAATCCGTTATAAATCAATGACTTAGCAGAATAAAAAAATGGGTATATATATTGTGTCGGCATTGTCTGCTATTTTTGGCCAACTGATATGGTGTCAGTTTGCAGGGTGCCATGCATCGATTGCAGCGACATATCCCCGGCATGCCATATGGCTGAGGTAGTGCTACCCTATGCCATGCCACTACACTACCATATACACCACGCCAACTATGCCACTAAGTTATTGAATTTAAACAATAAAACATGTAACCCTGCCCATAAAATAGCCACAAAATAGGGCATTTTTACGCAGTGCGTAAATTTATTATTTGGCAGTATTCCGCCATTTATACAGCTAATTGTATATTTTTTATTGTGTTTATCTAATCCGGCCTTATGATGATCAATACCGCACCAATTAGGGTGCGGCACAAATCCCATGAAAGGGGATTAAAATGACTAAGATACTTCAAAACAACGTAGCAATGGCCGAAGCAATGAAAGCCACAATGACTGACCATGCCAAAGCCGAAGAAGCCAAAACGCAGTATGCGACTTCGGCAATGTCGTCTGTCATTTACATGATCGCTTTCTTATCTGACTTTGGTGCTTTCAATAACAAAGCCACCAAGGCCTACGAAGCCGCACTGGAAGCCGAAGGCGTTATCGTGACAAATGATAAAGCTTCCGGCTTTGTCGCGTCTTACAAGCGGCAACGGCCCATTGCAAAGCATCCTAAGGTCAAAGCACTGGTAAAAGATGCCAAGTCAATAGACGGCATTAAAAACGCTCTGACCGAAGCCGGTATGACTTCAATCGGCAAGCTGCAGGCCTTGACCGCCAAGCCGCTTGCTAAATTGTCAGCCGAAGCCAAAGCGGCTTATGATGCCATGATCGCAACCGATGCCGTAAAGACTTTCATCGCGGAATTAGATGATGATCAAAAGGCGGCTTTTGAGCGGTCAGTTGAAAACACGGTACGCAATGCCGACACAGTACACGCCAATAACTACAAGGCCGAAATCAAGGCCGGATTAAAGGCGCGTATGAAATCCGAAGCCGCTTTAAAGGCCGCTTCATAATTGCACAATCACGGGGCGGCTTTCGGGCCGCCCCATTTTTTTACGCACTGCGTAAATATCAAGAGGAAAAAAATCATGGGACCACGTTTTTTAAGATCACGCGAAATGCTAATAAACGATTTAATATTCGCTTTCGGATTGATCACCTTGTTTACCATTGGCGTGTCTGGCATTTGTTTCACGGCAATGGCCATTGCGGCAATGCTACTCTGATATAAAAAATATCCCACAAACTAGGGCGGCTTTCGGGCCGCTCTTTTTTTGTGCAAAATTACGCACTGCGTAAATATAGTCATGCGCTAGACGCATAGCTCAATACTATATCGAATTGATATATATCGAACTGGCATATATCGGATTGATATATATCGAATTGATATAGCTATTTACGCACTGCGTAAAAATTTTTTGCTCTGATTTTTTTTATGCCGTATGATAAGTTGAAGGAACGTGAATGATAAGTTGAAGGAGCGCCATAATTTTTACGCACTGCGTAATTATTTTTATGTGATTATGATAAGTTGAAGGAGCGTACATATTTACGCACTGCGTAAAAATTATGGGTAGATGTCTATGATAAGTTGAAGGAGTATGTGCTTTTTTACGCACTGCGTAAATACTGTTTGTATTTTATGATAAGTTGAAGGAGGTAGGGTCAAACACCCCACCCAAAATAGCCCTTTACATCTATATCTACCTATGGTACTATCTGTATAGTTACAGTTGTAGTTACATAAGTATCACAAATTCAAATTTACGCACTGCGTAATTACTGGAGAAATACTGATGGCTGAAGAACAAGACTATCTGACGGTAGAAGAAATCAACGCTGCGCCTAGCCTCAAGTGGGATGCGCTAATTGAATGGCGGGAAAAGATCGACGCCAAGTCGGATGCGATTAATGCGGAGTATCGGCGTTGGCAAGCTGCCGAACAAAAAATGTTGACATGCTAAATTTACGCACTGCGTAAAAACTAGGGAAACAGCTTATGTCTAGCAAACTCAAAGACACCATCAAAAGTCTGTCAGACCAGTTAGAGATTGAGCGGCACCACAGAGGGCATGAAATGGCTGAAATGCTGGGCCGCAAATACTATCTGTTGAATGTGCGGATAGCACCTCTGTTAGAAGACGCAATCGATGCGCTTGAAATCGATCCTCCCGTGCCTCACTTGTCGCTCAGACGCATTAAATCAGTTCTCAAAATCATCGAGGATCACAACAGCATAAAACTAGGCAAGGATACAACGCATGACTAGTATAGTTGCAAAGCACTGGGATCGCTTGCAGGAACAGAAGCCTGTGCATCCCTCACCTGATCGCAGCAATGGTCATAGTCGGCCATTGACAATATCGCGAACCATGTTGAAGGGTAAAAGCTACGAAGAAGTGCAGCAGATGCTGGCTGATGGCAATCTGTTGCTTGTGCCCTGCAACGGCAGGTATACAGGAACTAAACAATTCAAATAAAATTTACGCACTGCGTAATAACTAGGAGACTAAATCAATGGCAAATCATGGTTTCACAACTGAATTGCAAAATGGCTTGACCGTTAGTGTGCAGTGGCACGATATCGCTTCTGCCATGCGTGACGAAGACGATAAGCTAATCACTGTCGAGATAGCTTGTTGGAAAACAGATCAAACCCACTCTATCGAAGTTGAAGACGAAACTTGGACAGATGAAATCAAAGATGCTTTTCGTGCTAGAGCGTGGCTGACGCAGGATGTATGGCCGGAAGACGGCTACTCCGAAGATATACTTACTTATGTTCCTGTAGTTCGTATCATGGATATGATAGATAGTGCTACTCAATTACCTAATAACTATGTTAGCCTGTTGCACACGCAACGTGCTAGGAACCAAGTAGTACGAAAAATTAACGAGTTAAAACAAGAGGCTGTTGAACTTGCTGAAGAGTATGACGTTGCTCTTAGTAGCCTTGATTATGGAACATCCGACTAATTTATATTGAAATTACGCACTGCGTAAAAATTGGGAGAACTATCGTGACTATACAACAAACTATCTGTAACATGTTGACCGAAAATACAGGAACGCATATGCTTGACAGTGGCGGCGAAGGTGGTCGCAACTGGCAACAAAATCAAGGGCTGACTGTTGCGGCTCTGGAAGCTGCGCCCAGTGCTACGCTGGAAGTATATCATTCTGAAAAATGGGGATATGATCTTTCCCCAACGATTGATGTCTATCACTTCCTATGTAATAGCCTAGAAATTGACGATATTTGCGAGGAGTTTAATGCAATGCCTGTCAATGATTGGGAAGGCAATGCCTATGGCCTATCTCGTGACGGCGAAAGCTGGTTACTAGATCGCAAGTTTATGATTAAAGGAGCGGTCAATACTTACAACGGGGAAAGCAGTTTGTCACAAGTGCTGCAATATACCTACCTTTCTAGTCCTGATTTTGATAGTTGGTACGATGACGGTGTATATGACGGCGACTATCTTCTATTGCAAATTCATGGTGGAGCGGATGTTCGTGGTGGCTATACAGATGCCAAACTATTCAAAATTAATAGCGATTGTCTTGCCTATGAAATTTGTGGCTTTTTGGTGGAAACAAAAGAAGATGCTGAAACACTCGACATGTTTACCGGACAAACTCGTGACGGGTACATAACCCTTGATTGGTCTGGTGGTGAGTGGATAGCTAATGATGGAGAATCTGCTGACGATGCCTATCTAACAGAGTTCGCCAAGTTAGTATTTGACGGCAGAGAAAATGAGCAGTCAAGCGTAACAATTTGTGGGGATAGTTGGGGGAGCTAAACTAATGACGCAAGTACATACGACACCTAAGTCCGGTAACAAGAAGACTGGGCCAATGATTGTCACTACCAGTGAGGCAGCAACCTGCCCAGATGCCTGTCCGTTTAATCATAACAATGAAGGGGGTTGCCTTGCGGAATATGGCCCATTGAAACTGCATTGGGACAAGGTATCTAAACGTGAACGTGGCGGTACTTGGGAAGACTTTATTGCTAATGTTGGAACCTTCGCTACGGATGCATCATGGAGACACAACCAAGCTGGTGACATGCCGGGAGATAAAAAGAATTTAGATGAACGCAAGTGCTATCAACTTGCTGACGCTAATGACGAACGTGACGGCTTTACCTATTGTCACTATGATGTCATTGACAATGAGCATAACCGCAAGGTATTGACTGTGGTAAACCAGTCAAACTTCACGGTAAATCTGTCGGGTAATAACATGGCTCATGCTGACCAGCTTGTGGAAACAGAGGCTGGGCCTGTGTGTACCGTGCTACCTAAAGAGTTGGGACGTAGAAAGGAAAAAGGTGAGTGGACAGAGACACTTGCAGAGTATCGTGTGCGTATTAAAAACTTGAAGACACCTGCTGGCAATCCTGTCGGGCCATGTCCTGCTACTTACTTGGACGATTTGTCTTGTTTGGATTGTATGCTCTGTGCTAAGAAGCAGCGCAAAATACTTGTCGGCTTTCCTGCACATGGTACAGGTGCCCGTAAGGCTGATGCTGTAGCAACAAATTTACGCAGTGCGTAAAAACTAGAGAGGGAACAGAACAATGGGTGAAGAAAAAGGTGGCGGCTTTTCAAATGTTGAACAGGCCCTTCGTGAACAAATTAAAGGGTTAACTGGTAAAGAGTTGAGAGAACTACGCAGAGAACCCGTTAGCTTTGCCATAAACAATGACAGGGTGAAGAATGAATACAATTTCATTCATCCTAGCATAGCATGGGAGAACGTGAAAATATTTGGATTTGAGAAAGCAACAAATTGTTGTAGTCTAGAGGACGAATGGACTATGGCACACATTATGCACATAGCAGGGATATTTCCCAGCGTAACGTCCGCTCGTAAACAAGGTTGGAATAAGCCAATACCTGCTGGCTTTTCGGAACATACTGTAGGTAAAAGAAGAATACAAATTTTCATACTAAACAAATTCGAGGAGTGCGACTAATGGCTGTCTACAAAGTACTACAAATAATCTCAACGGGTTCTCATTCAGATGCTGAACAGGAACTACGGCGCAACACTATATTTCAACCCACGAGAGAAGCTATAGTTGCAGCATGGGATATGTACGACATAGCTTGCTACATAAAGGCTGACGATCTGGATGAAGTATTTGAGATCGGAAACATTGGGCCAGAGGAACATATTGAAAGGGTAGGCCCAATGCACAGCATTAGTGTAGGGGATATAATTGTAGATACACACTACGGCGTGGCGTGGTATGTGAATAGCTTTGACTTTGGGCAGTTAGGCACCGTGCATCATGGAAAGGCGTCGGGTCGTGCCAGATAATCTCACAGAGTTTGAGCAGGACATTGACACACGGGTGAGAGAATGCTTTAATGGCTATCTACCGTGGGTTGTAGATGACTATAGCCCACAGCAGATGCAGTATCTGTACAAATTGTATTGGACTAACTACTTTAACATGGAGGAACAGTCATGAGAAACCGGCATGACATTAGAGGAACAAACACGTCATTCAATCTTACACAGAATGAGGAACGAGCCGCACTTGTCTTAGTACAGAGTTGCTTAGACGGTATGGGTGGGCAACGACCTATTGATCTGGACGATGACCCGTTCACATGGGTATGGCCGGATGTTCTAATAGACAACGGCTGGACTAGGCATGAAACAGCAGGTACGTGGAATGCCTTGCTTGACAAGGGTATCATTTATGAGTATGATGAAAACGATTTTATTCTATCAGAGGATGCCTACCTTTGGCTGGATACAATTTGGAAGGAGGAGCATGTCTAGAACTAGAAAAATTCCCAAGTGGAATACAGACCGTTACGGAAACCCTGTGGCTAAGACACTGTCACAACGGAAGTTCCAACAGAAGATTGTAAAGAGTGGTAAAGAGTACAGGCGTATGCGTAAACATGAAATCAAAACCGATGAGGAGAATTAGCATGTGGAAAAAAATTATAGAGTTTTTCGTACCCGCAAAAGTAGAAGTAGTGCCAACTGAAAAGGAAAAGGTTGCGGCTTTGCTCCAAGACTATGCAGACAACGGGGAAAAGCCTGCGATAAACCGTACCACAGACAAGTGGCAGGGGTATGGGTCTGAAGTCACAAAGAAAAAGAACTTCATCAAGGTACGTAATGGACATCAAGCTTTGTACTTCGGTAATCCTTTCTGGAACCTATACCGCATTAACTCTCGTGCAGGCACGAAAGACTTTGTGACCCATTCAGTATAAAACATAATCTAATTGGCCTAGCTATGCATTTATTGCATGGCTGGGCTGGTTGGATTTACGCAGTGCGTAAAAACAAGGAGAAATAAAATGAATTATGATGGACTTAATGTTAGGACTACAGAAGAGATCATTACTATCCGTATCAAAGAACTGATGCAGGATAAAAATGGTTGGTCTATGTTACAAATTCTACAAAATGTTGAGAAGGAGTACGGTGAGAACCACAAAGCGTTTGCTCGTAAGTACATACTAGACTATTGCAATATGTGAGGGAGAATAATATGACTGTTGTAGTTACACAGCAAGAGTTTTGGGATCATAAGATAGATTGGTTTGTACAGATGTGGAAGTACGGACGCCATGACGACAAGACTTTTGCAAGAAATATGGCTCTGATGGGCTATGACAAAAAGACTATACAGGAATGCCTAGATGAGTTTTATGACGAAGAGTAAAATTAATGCTTGACAACTATGTGGATGTCTGTATAATGTTGCACTTGCAACCCACATAGGCTTATGTTCTTAGATACTATTTATATGGAGGTTACTGTGAAGAACAGAGATTATGTACGTAAAGAGACTACGCCAGAAGAAGTGCAGAAATTTATTAAGCGGAGGACAGACAAGAAAAAGACCCAGCTAAGGAAGCTGCAACGCCGTAGAAAGAAGGAGAATATGTATGCTTGAAATATCTATGTCTGCGCTAACCCTGTTGCTTAACATTATAGCAGGGTTAGCAGCCACAAGTGCAATGGTATCTGTAGAGAATAGGCATGAGATACATGAGGACTTGTATTGCCTTGCGCTTAACTCCTATTGGGAAGCTCGTGGTGAAAAGTTTGATGACAAACTAGCTACGGCACAGGTGGTCATGAACAGAGTTGACAGTGAGCAGTACCCGGAGGATGTATGTTCTGTGATCACAGAGGGACCGGAGCGAGAGTCATGGAAGACAAAGCAACTCCCTGATCTTGATCCAGAGGAACGTGTGTATTATCCTGTAAGAAACAAGTGCCAATTTAGCTGGTACTGTGATGGCAGGAGCGATAACATTAGTAACACAGATGGTTGGGAGGATAGTGTGATCGCTGCATACCTTGTATATGTAGGATTAGTAGAGGACAAAGCTAATGGAGCTACACATTACTATGCACACGATAAGGTTACACCATCTTGGGCTGGCTCTATGAAAGTCACAGCAAAATTGGGAGGACATACATACCTAAAAAAATAAAATATATGTTTGACATCTGTAGGCGTTTATGATATTGTATTCTTAACACTATGAAAAGGAGAATGTGAAATGTTAAATACCTTTGAACTACCCGAAGCATTAAAATTCAATCCAGTACTAGTACCTATTCAACACAATGGTTATGACCTTCCAAAGAGAATAGGTCAAAAAGTTGTGCGTGATGATACCAATGAAGTGTTGGGTATTGTAAAGTCTCGCAACACTCCCACGCCGTATGCTGATTTGTGGGAACCTCTGGTCAATGGCTTGGAATCATCTGGTCTTGATCTTGATGATGCAGAGATTAAGTGGAACATCATGAACAATGGTGCCCGTATGTATGCGGACATTACGCTCAAGTCTTACAACTACGATCGTATTGTAGGCGAGAAGACTGCCTTGCAAATGCGAGTTCGTAACAGTGTAGATGGCTCCTTGAAGTACGATGTATCGGCTCTTATAAAGCGTCTGTGGTGTGCTAATGGTTGCTCCCGTATTGCAGAGAATACTTCTGCTCAATTCAAGCACACGGTAAACACAGAGCCTGAGAAGATTGGTGAGGTAGCTTCTACGTGGCCTGTAGCGTTAGAGGATGACGCCCATCTCTTTAATCACATGAGAAAGGTAGAGATAGATAGGGATTTGGCACAGCATTTTCTGTCACGTAACCTTTGCTTAACCAAGACCAAGACTAAGATTAAGACAAACGACAAGTGGCTTGGCCGTATGATGGGACTGTGGGATAACTACAGTGCATCTATCGGCAGAAATGGGTACGCACTTTACAACACGTTGACCCATTATGGTACGCACGTTGACCGTGATAGCCTACGGGGGGCTGAAGTTGGTAACCGTGCGTTGCGACAGGAGCAAGATGTCCAAACTTTGGTGCGAGGTAAGGCATTTAAAAGTCTCATAAGGTATGATGACTTTGAGCAGCGGGTAGCTGCGTAGGCTTTGTCGCAAGGTGGCAGGTGTGTGGGTTTTTGTTCTCCTCCATGCAC